ATCATTTTGGCCGTTTTTTATGATAAACAGAATGGATTGATTGTCGCATCTGACCGGTATCAATTAATGGGTTGCTGGATTTTTTATAGGCTATTGTTCTGGGTGAATTAGGCGGGTTTTTAATTGCAACAATTTTAGCTTGAATTTTTCCGCGTAAATATTCCCCAAGCTTTTTAATTCCTATTTCAGCGCGTTTTTTATGAAACTGAATCTTTGCAATTTTTCGTAATGTAATCATTAACGTTCTACGTTGGTCAAACATTGTCGTCCTCATAAAAGAACGCTCTGGGATGCCCCTAGCACCAAATTCATTGATTGCCGCAACTCCGGCAACTGTTAGATCAGAATCTTTATGTTGCCCTTCATTTCTATGAACGCCTACACTGACATATCCGTCATTCAACTTTTTAACAATATTTTTTAATCCAGGTCCTTTACGGATTACTTTAGACACCTTGCAAAATTGGGCTTGAAAATCCTGAAATTATTTGAGCAAACTCAGTACCGTATGAGCTTGTATATAGTTGTGAATCGCTTGTTACTTTGTCTGAATAAGTTACCGACACATCACCAACTGATCGACTAGCAATAGGCCCAGAATTATTTTGTCCTTTTATAAAAAGTTTATGTGCTGCATAAAGCCCCTGTAAATGATCCACGAGCGAGCCGTAACCTGATCCATAGATACTAATAAACAGATCAAACTGAACCTGTATGGTTGCATCATCGATGCAATCAAAATCAGGATATAAGGCTCTAAACTCGTAGATGTTCAATTATTTACCTTTTTTTAAATAACCAGCATCAAAATAAGATTTAACTACAATATTTTTCTCTAGTTTTTTAAGTCGAACGTCATCAATATTAATAGATTCTGTCGGGTTAATAACTATAGTTCCTGCATCGTCAGCAATAGACAGCTGTTTGGCAGTGTTGTTGTTTACTAATGCCATTTAGATACCTTCCTTAATTCTAATTGATAGCGGATAGCGAACTCGTAGGCCACCGGTGCGACCATGAGCTGGTATTTGAAAACCCATATTTTCCTGCTGAGGGGGGAATGTTTCAAATTCCTGAGGAATCACAACCTGGATTGCTTCAGCGTCATTTCTATATGAGAACATAACATCAGCACCTGCGGTACCTGCGCCTTTCAGCTTATACCATGAGACAACGTTGGTGATATGCTCATTATTTCTCAAGAAAAACTCAAGAATAGTAGTATCAGATGTTGCACTACGCGCTGTTGTATTGATTAATTCATATTGTGCATGTGGCAATACAACCGTATCCGGCGCTTCAACACCGTTTGTTGCGTCGATTGTTTCAGTCACCAATGAATTCAAATCTTTTAGAATTTCATCAGGGGTTTTTGTTGCAAAGGTAGCTGTCCCGCTTACGCCATTGGGAACTGAACCAGTTGGAATATTCGGATGGTTTAAAATGCCAACCAAATTTGAACCTGCAAAACCGCTAAATGCAACAGCGTCCAGACGTTCTTCCCAAAGTCTACGAGCGGCTCTAAATTGAAAATCATTCAAAGGAATACCGGCCATTTGAGCGGCTCGAATATCTTGAATTGAATACTCAATCAGACCGCCGAATGACTCAATTTCGCCTGTTGTCTTTTTACCGGTTGCAGTAATAGCCCTAAAATCATCACTATAATTAGTGATCAGATCAAAAGAACCTTGAGCGTCGTACATGTAATAAGTGAAAGTTTCCGCACCTGATGGAACGTTGTAATCCACCGGAAACAAATCCCTGGCTTTTGTCATAGGATATTTTGTTTCATATAACGTAGATTCGATATATTCAAGCTGACGAGCAAAAATCAAACCTTCACCAGAATCCATGTTGACAGAATCAAAGTTAAAAGACTGCACCCATTTTGCAATGGGGTTTTTCTCGAATGGTGCAAGATGGTCAAGTCTTACTGTGTTTTGAAATCTCATTTATAACTCCAGAATTGTTAAGCCAGCGCCAGCGGTGCTTTTGACAAATTTACCACCGGTTGCAATATTGCCTGTTGATGTTTTTGTAAACCGGCCCTTATCGACGCCAGTAGCCAAAACATAAGCGGGATCATCAACGGCGACCGCAGCATCTACGTGTACCCAGATTCGACCTTTTTCTTGAACTGACATACCTTCTTTATCTTTATATGATGCCAAGTTTGTAGAATCGTCGATAACAAGTGTACATTGCTCTAATGCAACACCGTTAAAAGAGCTATTCCCATCAACAACTAATTTTCTTTGTGTATCAGCATCTGTTCCGACAGTTACCGCATAACCTGGAGTGACTGCGCCTTCCGCTAAAAATGAAGTAACGCGACGTAATGTTTCATCTACGCTAGCGCCTTCAAGGCCAACAGGATGAACTGTATTGTATGTAGTTTGGCTCATTATCTAACCCTCTGTGCTTTCATGAATTTAGCGCGGCCTGTTAAAACTGGCTCGATAGTTGTATCAGTATTAATACGTGTTTTACGCTGTTTTGCGATCTCATTATCTTTCAATTGCTCGATAGCAATATCAAAGCGTGCAGCAACATAATATTTATCTTTACCGTCAGTATTAACACCAGACTTAGATAATGCGTCTCGTTGCATTTGTTCAATTGGTTTAATTGAGCCATTTTCACGATAATCAAAATCAGCGTCTAAACGTTTACATTGAGCGATAACGTCGATAACTGGGGTAATTTCATCGGTATCATTTCGTTTTTTTAACTCTTCGTCTTTAGCATCGAGTTTCGCTTGAATTTCACTAATTTTAGTTTCTTTGTCTTTTAACTCATCAACGCGGGTCTGCAAAGTGTTTAATTCTGATTGAATAGCCGTGGCTACTGCTGCATCATCAACATTTACAGAAAGGCCCGACGGCAGTTTAATTTCAGCCATAGCTTCTTTCTCTCTTTGTTTAGTTTGTGGGTTAATTTGTTCGGCGGCATCTAAATTTAACCGGCATTCAGACCCTGCACGACCTTTATTTACAATCGCCAGATGGTTGTAAATTCTTTTTGTTTGAATAGCGTCATAGTTTTGGCCTTGCCATGTGCCAGGTGTATTATCAAGTTCGACAGCATAACCACAGGATAATTCTTTTTTACCTGATTTTACCGCTTCAATTGCATCATTATTATTGATAGACAATGATACAGAAAGCGCGCTATCTGATCGCTTGCTATCTGTTACGCTTCCGCCTGAATATTGATTATAATTTTCAGGGTTAATGAGTACGGGCGGATGATTATTAGTGACCGGCACACCTTTCAATGATTGAATAGAATCAGCATTAAATAGTGTTTCATGTGTCACAAGCTCATGTCTAACTGATCCGTCAGTATTTATATATGACATGATACCGACCTTTGCAGCTAATCCATCAACACGCAAAAAGCCATTATTATCAAAATGAGAATCTATTGACCCTCTGTCAAATCTAAATTGGTTCATATCAACAACCTTATAATATTTAATTAAATCTTTGTCAAATCTATTATCGATTCCATTGTGCACCGGCATTGGATTCCTAGCCCAGGGTGTCTATCTCTTGCGCCCGCGCCTTTTTTATAGCTGTATGTTTTGCCGTCTCTAGCATAATGTGACGGGTTTGCATTTGGATATAAGCCAGACGGATTTCCTCGAACTCTTTCATCATGTGAAGTCCGCCATTTGTATTCTTTTATTCCGATGCCCTCATTCCGTTTTTTAGTTATTTGCGCGTTAAGATTTCCGATTTCATTCCTTGCAATTAACCCGGCTTTACGCCATGTAATTCCAGTTGCTTTTCTGATTTGTACGGCTATTTCTTCGTGTCTTAAACCTTCAACGAATCCATTATTAACAGATGCGGCGACTCGTTCTATATAATCCCTGCTCATCTTCGTTATTATTCGAGTATTTTGTGCGATCCAGACTTTTACTATCTCACTAAAATCAATTCCTGCTGTTTTTGCAAATAAATCAACGCCAATCGCTTTTGTTAATTCGTCTATTTTGTCGTTCTGTACAGCTCTTGCTATTTCGTCAGGGTTAACGTTTGAATTAGTGATTGAATCTTCTAGCTGTAAAATAACTGCATTAATATCATCCTCAACGGTATCGTTACGTGTTTTTAATAATGGGATAAGGCGTTTTTTTATTTCATCATTCAACCGTTTTATCTCACGCCGTAACATAGCCTGATATTTGCGCTCTATTTTTCTTGGATATCGCGATTTGATCCTTACTTTTTTGCGTCTTCTGCGTCTGTTTGCTAGCAATGAATCTAATAAAATCATCATTCATTCATATCTGATGTCATTATTTCAGCCTGTCCTAAATCTGAAAACAAACCTTTTTGATCCGCTCTCTTTGTTATTTCTCGCGCCTCATCTTCTGTCAATCCCATCGTGTCAGTTTCTAATGCTAAAGCCTGCGCATTTTTTAATCTAATATCAGCCGATTCAGTTTCGCTTTTTTGCTCTAATGAATCCCATGACCAAGACGGCGAATCTATTCCAGCAACTTTTGCAAAAATGTCTACAATCCTACTTACCGGCATATCTAGTCGTGTATTTTGTATTGACTCAACCAAATCATAATAAACATCCAGTTCTTGTTGTTGGCCTGAACTCAACCCACCGCGACTTTTTCCAAACAATATTAATTCAGGCATTGACGTACAGGCTGATATTTGGGTTATAAAACGATCTAAAACATTTTCTATCCCCGTAAATGTTCGATTAATCCATTCAAAATCCTCTTCCTTATCAATCGCCATTGATCTGTAAATAGATTTATTGCTATTGAGTGCATTTAACCGACTCGATATTGCCTTGAATAATTCGCCGCCATTTCCCATTAATGATAGGCCGGGTATTTTAGTAACGCCAATACTAGACTCAGTCATTAAATGCCTGACGTCATAATATGATTCTGATAATTGTTTGATGGGGTCAATGCAGGCATCAATAACAGAACCGCCCCAACCTTGCTCCTGCTGCATATCATCGAATGTTAATGTGTCACCTTGTACTATTAAAACGCGGCTGTGATGCCATGCTATTTGTTGAACTTGATAATATTCTGGTTGCAAATATTGGGGGCTATTTATATCTAATTCTTGGCCTATAGGGTTTATTCTATAGCGATCGAAAACCAAAACATCAACAATATCCGTAACCCTATTAATATCAAAAGGATCGTTAGGTGCCAATCCATCATTAACGATTGGGATAATAGCAGAACCACCAAACAGACGAGCCCAAGCCACTGCTGCTTTAAGCTTTTCTTTAATAGCAAAAGGCTTCATTAAATCTAATATTTGTTCACCAGCTTCATCTTGTATATTTATGAATTTTTTTACCGCATCGTGTGCAGGTTTATCGCATATTTTACGAGTCAGCCAGTCATAACGGTACATATCTCTTAACGTTTGTTGATCAAGCCTGGCGTTACGTATAAATTGTGTCGCTGTTTTTTTATCTAACCCAGATACCCCCATGCCGCTCATTGCATTTATAAAACCGTCTAAATTATAACGGCCTATTTTCGCATCTATTTTATTTATTTTATTTCTACTCATATTTTAAACTGCTCTGAACGCATTAATATTATAAGATGGTGTCGCCAACATATCATCTATTGCATCAATTGTAGGGTCAATCTGGTCATCATGTTTGTGTGTCATTAACGGGGTGAAATTAACAAACTCTTGTCGATAATCATTAATCCATTCAGCATTAGCAGGTAAATGAATATATCCGCTTGCAAAATAAGGAACTGCACCGTATGCCCGCGTTACTTTGTCCGTGTTGCGTTGAATGCCCTCAATCGGTATTCGCTGCTGAAATTTAATAGACTGAATTAACGACGACCCGCTGCTTTTGTCTTCAATTTTTACAACCTGAGCGCCAACAGGTTTCGTTTCCGACCTTTTATGTTTGTTCCAGAACTGAATTAGTATTCTCTCAAGTTCCGGCGCTTCCCATTTTCCTCTAGCCTGGTCAATTAAATAAAGTCCCCCTGTTCTAGATAATCCCCAACATTGAAAAACAGAGTAATCATTTTGCTCTTTTGTCTTCTGTGCTGTGTCGCCGTATATTTTTATCTGATAAATGTCAGGCGGCAATAAATCATAATATTTAAAAAATTCCTCTTTGAACATTCCGCCGCCTAATGGTGCAGGCCGCTGCATGTATTGACCAGCAAAAACATACGGATTTGCTTTTTCCATTTCGTGCAGCTTCTCAATCGAGTGTTTATAGGGCCACAAAGGGTTATCATCTTTATCAATCGCTGGAATATTCAAATGTTCCCATGTTTCGCCATTGCCGCCATTTAATAGATAGCCTGACAAATCTTCCTCGTGCAATCGCTGCATGATGATAATGATCGGCGTGTCTGGCGAATTAACGCGCGATTCGACTGTGTTATGAAACCAGTCAATAACGTTTTTACGCATTACCGCACTTGCCGCTTCGCCCGCTTTGTGTGGGTCGTCTATTATTACAGCGCCGCCAAAATAATCGCGCATTTTGCCAGCACCATAGCCTGTTATCGTGCCATCAGAGCCAGCGGCATAAACGCACCCGCCTTGTTCTGTTCTGTATTCATCTTTGGCATTGGAATCATGCCTGAATTGCGCCTTGCCAAAGATTTCCGCATATGCCTCGTGCGTCATAATCGAGCGCGCGCCCCATGTGTTATTTGCTGCCAGCCTTTTCGAATAACTTGCGTGGATAAATTCGCAATCAGCAATATTACCCATCGACCACGCTATAAAATTTAAAACCGCAAGTTCCGTTTTGCTGTATCTCGGCGGCATGTTAATTATCAGCCGCTTTATATTGCCAATAAAAACCTGCTCTAAAACTGAGCAGATCAACTCATGGTGCCAGTTCTCTATAAAGTCAATATTCTTCCGGGCTTTAAATATTGTCTTTGTAAATGTTAGAAGGTCGGTTCTGCATCGTGCGACTTCATCAATTTACAGCATGCTTTGTTTTTATCGCATTCATTAAATCTTGCGGGGTGATGTTTTGCTGGGCGTTGGTGTTATCGATATTTATACTAGGCCCACCTTTGTCAATAACGCCTAACGCCTCACCCGTTTTATTAAGCGTCTCCTGAGCCAATTTATGTTCTGTTATAGACGTATCGCTGCCAATTTTTTTCATCATGACGCTGGCATTCTTTAGCGACGCATTGTGAATAAATTTGAGGTGTTGTGTACGCTGTTCAATCTGTTCACTTATTGCGTTAACTTCTTGCTCTGTATGTAGCGCTATAGCTGCCTTCGCATCGCTTACAGTGTTCACTAAAGGCGCTAAATCTTTCTCTACGCCCTTAGTCAAACGGTTGACCATTGCTACACTAATTTTGTGTTTTTTCGCTAATTCTCTTTGTGTATAACCACCTGTTCTGTGGTCTGCTAATAGCTGCTCTTTATCGTAGGATTTTCTTTTAGCCATTATAAATAAAATCTAATGTTTTTAAAGTTTCATTTTTTTTTATTTCTAATGATTCATAAAATAGATTTTTTATCTCTTTCGTATAATCTTTACTATTCAATTTCTTCATATCTTCCAATGAATTTACAATCCAATCATCATTAATATTAAAATTTGATTTTTTTATTGTATTAACGCAGGATTCATCAAAAACAGGTAAAACATTACAAAACAAAGCTTCATAAAATCTATTTGACATTCTATTAAAATGTTTATGTGTGAATAAATCTTCTATATATAAAGATTTATCAAATAAAGATAAATTTTCTTTGTGTTTTGTCCATTTTAATTTTTCAATAAATATTGGTTCACAACCAGCATTTCTAAAAAATTTATGATTTTTAGATGAGCTCGAACAATGAATACCATTTTGCAAATATTTTTTAAAATAGTTTTTACGACCTTCTCTATATGTTCCATAATATACAGAATCATATTTTTTATTAGTTAATGTCTGTTTTTCAGATTGTATTATCCATGAATTTAAATCTACATTTAGCCATTTTTTAACATAATCATAATTTCTTTTTTTTATCCTATCAAAATTAGCAATAACATTTATTCCCCCCGCATCCCTTAGACATTTAGGAACAGAACCATTATATTCATTTATAGCCCACATTAATTTAGCATTTTTATTTTTATGTATTAATTTTTCCATCAATTGATGAGGTGCAAATTTAGACGAATAACTAAACAATAAAATGTCATATTGTTTTTTTATCGATTTAATTATCGTAGAATCATTCCAACAAATATCAAAACCAGTCTGTTTTTGTATATATAAACTATTTCTTACATGTGCTATTGATGTGTTTTTTGAAACCGGTGAAACTTCTATTATTAATCCACGCATCTTATGAAATCCTCAAAATCAGCATGTTTTTGTTTGCCTACAATTTTACAAATTACATCATAATCTTTTTTATTTTTACATTTTATCGTGAAATTGTAATAATCTGACCCTTCAGTAATATTAATATCTTCTATATAGCGATCATCATCCTCATTCAAATCTAAATCATTCAAAAACTCATCATCAAACCCTAATAAATCAATATCAAAATCCATTTCGTCAAGCTCCTGAAGCTCGATTTTCAATAGATCCTCATCCCACCCGGCTTTTAATGCAAGCTGATTATCAGCGATGATATAGGCCTTCTTTTGTGCTTCTGTAAAATAGGATAAATCAATCGTTGGGACCTCATCCATACCAAGCTTTTTTGCTGCCAACAATCTGCCATGACCTGCTATTATTCCGTTATTGCCGTCTAGTAAAATAGGGTTAGTGAATCCAAATTCATGGATACTCGCTGCTATTTGAGTTATCTGTTCATCTGAATGAGTGCGACTATTGTTTACATACGGAATAATGTCCTTTAATTCTTTATATTCTATTTTTAAATCGCTCATAACTATTATCTAAAATATTTATTTTTTATATAGTTCTCTATTACGAATAGACCACGCCCGCCAAGATGCCCTGCGATGCCTGTCAATGCAGCGGTTTCATAAAAAGTTAAATTTGCATCCACACATAAATAGGCTGTTATAATTCCAGAAAAACCGCAAATCACCCACTCGCCAACAAGCTCAATAATAGAGAATGGCGTGTCTTTTTTTCTTACGCGCTCAATATATGACGCCGTGCCGCCCCAGATGGACATAAAGACAAGCCACGCAAATCCTAGTGCGCTTTTTAACATGCCAGCAGTTTCTGGCGTTCCTGCGTCCTTTAAATTATCCGGCATTATTTTTTATATTCCCTCATAACTTTTTCAGCAGAACGACCAATTACATAGCCGCCTAAACCGATTTTAATAATATCTAATAAAGCTAAAACCTGCTCATTCGGCAAATTTGGTGGCGTAAACCCTAACCAATACGCAACAACTAAACATGCAAAAACGAGCATAACAATTGGCCGCCAGCTACGCTGTAGCCAGCTTTCACCATTGGCTTCTGACATAATGACGTTGGCTTGCTGTTTGATTGTCGTTTGATCGGCGTTGATTAAATCCTTAGTTATCTCGAATTTTAGTTTTTCGGCCATTCCTGCGTCAGGCGCAATCTTGTCGATGGTTTTATCAATGACTTCTGTTATTGGTTTTATTAGTGCGTTCCAGAACATGCTGACTCCTTATTGATTCAATTGAAAGTGGGGCCCGTCTTTAAACGTCTTCCAGCTTCCACCCCATGTTATCCCTACGCCTATCTGCTCTGCCGCTTCCTGCATGGCTTCGTTAATTTTATAGTATAGCGGCCAATCCCATCTGATTCTGCCATCGACATAAGCGGCAAGATCAACAGCATGGCCGGTAAGATGTTTGCTGTTCATCGTGTGAGAAGCACCAGACTCAACAAGTTTTCTTTGGCGCTCAATTGTTCTTAATCCCTCGATGACTGCGAAATCGACATCAGTTAGCGTAATTGCGCGTTTTACTACTGCCACCAATCTTGAATCGACCCCGTCGAGATTTCGCAAGGATCGCTGACTTAGTTTAAACATATTCATACCTCGATAAATTATAACATTTGTAACTATAGCAAAAATATCATATCCAAGTGAAGGCCTTTGGTTATCGTTCTTTCAATATGTGCGTCGGGTGCTGGCCGACCTTTAAAAGGAACAACTCCCAGCATGCCTTTGGAATTGAAGTTGGCCTTGATGTCTGTCCTTCCCAACGTTGCCATGTCATCATTGACACGCCGACTAGTTCCGCCGCCTCTCTGGCTGAAAGGCCAGCTTCAGCCCTGGCCTCTCTTATTTGTTTTTGAGTGTTTCCTATTATCATTTATCTGAGTTGCGTTTAAATACGACGCTACATCCGTCTTCCCGGCGCAGCGTTTTGCCGTCCGGGGTGACTACCTCATAAGACATGCACCGGTATTTTAACCCGGTGCATTCCATCCTGTAATCGCATGCCAGGCATATATTGCTGCCATCTTGTGGCTTTGCATCTTCCTTCAATACAGCATAATACCCGGGCGGTGCTTCGTTTCTATTTATTTTCATAACGTAATCTCCTCAAAATGAAAGGCTATGACCGCGATATGCGACCATAGCTTAGTTTTTTATCTTTTTGCTACTTCGTCTTGGAATTTTTTTAGCTCAATATCGTACTCATTAGAGTACGGTTCAAGGCTTTTCTCCTCAACTATTGATTCCCATTCTTTATTAAGTGACTCGAGCTCTTCGTTTGTGTATCCATCCGTATTGTATTCGTTAAATGCTTTCATTTTTTTATCTCCTAAAATTATTGTTCAGCCATAACATAACGGCTGATTTACATTATAACAAATTGTTATAATAATGCAAATCTTTTCTCAAACATATTTTTTTAAAACATTACAATTATTTGTTTACATTATAGCCATTTGTTATATAATGCAACTGAGCCTACAGAAAAACTGCTCTTTTATAAAACATAAAACAGAGGAACAAAAAAATGAAAATCAACAATAAAAACATAGAGTTCAAATTCAACGGCATAGAGTTTGGAATCCACGACGGATTCTTTAACGGCGAGGCCATCGTTGATGAAAAAAAATCATACTATTTTCAATGCTGCGTCGAAAAGGATGGCAGCATTGATCCATCGAACAGCGGATATGACCTGGGAATAAGCGGCGAGGTAAATCAACACCTCGCTGATGTAATAGACTGGGAGAATTTCCCAGAGCTATTAGAAAAAGCATATGCGCAATATTCTAAGGAATACGAAATATAAGAAAAGAAGCCCTTACAGCGCAGGCTGTAGGGGCTTTTTATTCGTGGGTTTCAAATAGATTCATCTTTCCCTTCGTCAATCTCTTCAGATTTTCTGCAATGATCTTTCTGGAATAGATTTAAAATCATGCAAATATAGAAACAAATTCTGCAATCATCTTCGTGTTTTCCCATTCTACTCGATAGCGTCTCATCGGGGTCACCACCAAATATCGTATTCACGAATTGATCAATTGATATGAGAATATTTTTAAAATATTTTTTCATTTCGTTACGCTCTTATTGAGACACGTAATGATTCAGTCCAAACGATTCCATCGGGATTATCAATGTCGAACGTTTCAATGCGCGCCCTATAATTTCCAGCCGGAATACCAGCTAAACCGGCTTTAATAATCAACTTTTGCGCTGTAGTCCAGTCTAAATACTGCGGTGTAATAGCTGAATCGATTACATTAGTTCCTAGCGTTATTAATACACGTGAGATAGGCGCGTAATCTGTTAAATTAACGCCATTTTCATGTAATTCTAAATCAATAGAATTATCGCGGCCTATATACGCGATCTCAACCGTATTGCAGCTCATATTTTATCCTGATTAAACCATGTTATGGCCGATTAAACCTGATTAAACAGGATCTGACATGCCGAATTTAAACGACGGAAAATTTATTGGATTACCGCTGGTTAATGCCTGGTCACTTGTTTCATCTGATACCATTAATAGCCTGGTTGTGTCATAAAGTGCATAGTGTAAATTACTACCCGCCGCTAGTGTGACCTGAGCTGTCCCTGATTTAGCCGCAACAGTAATCTCACGACCACCCGCCGCACGGTCAGCTAATGTCACATCGACTGCTGCAACTGCTATTGCATCAGATAATCTATATTTATTAGCTGTTCCGTCATAGAGTGTCGATGCGTCAGCTAATGTGAGCGGTTGTTGTGAACACAATACTAAATTGAGAGTTCCAGCTGTTGCTGCTGCGGTGATTTCACTCAATCCTTTATCGAACAGGTCGTTATTAAATGTTTTTGCCATGATTTTTCTCTAATGTAATTGTTTAGTGGATCTTTTAATACTAACAGAATAAATACTGGGTTCAAGTATCGCACCCAAACCTTTTGCCAGCGTGTTTATTGAATCTGCAACCGTTTGAGCGTTTGCGTCTGATAATGTTATCTGTTGCGTTTGTAACGTCGCCAAATTATCAGCGACTGTTTCAGCAATGATTCCAGATAATTGTAAGCCGTGCGTTTGTTGAGCTGCAATGTTGTCGGTTTGACTACTGGCTAATGAATCAGCTAGCAATAGATTAATTACAGCACCCTGCGATATGACTAAAATATCTGCCTGACTATTTGTAACAGCATCCGCAAAATTAATTAAATGCGTCTGTATTGCAGCGAGTGATTTTGCCTGCGCTGATGATAAACTATTGCCCGGTTGTAATGTTTGTATTTGTTGCAAATTTAATGCATCAGCCTGACTGTCTGAAACAGCTCCGGCCATCGATAAATTAATCACATTGCCTAACGCTATAGCCACAACGTCTGCTATTGCTGTCGATATTGCATTTGCTGACGCTAAACTATGCGTCTGACCGATAATATTATTGTCAGCATTAGACTGTGATAATGCGTCTAATGTTGTTATTGCATGCGTTTGTTGAACAGCTTTTGAATCTGTAAATGTTGCACTGTTTGAATTATCTGTTAT